AATTTACCAAAAGGAATATTTCAGAAAGACTTCTTTTTGTCAATCTGCAAGATGTTTAATTTGTATGTTTTTCAGGACAATATAAACGAAAAACAAATCAATATTTCGCCTTACATAGATTTTTATTCATCATCGGTCACTAATACTTTAGACTGGTCGCAAAAGATTGATACTGGTGCTGCGATGTCAATTAAACCGATGTCGCAATTAAATGCCAGATACTATGCTTACAGATATACGGATGACATTGATTATTACAATGAAAATTATAAAAAGAAGTACGTTCAGAATTATGGAGACTTTTTATATGATTCAGAATTTGATTTTGTAAAGGATACTTTAGGGACTAATATAATTTTTGCACCAACAGTATTAGTGCAACCAACTTCGCACGGACACGCAGATAAATATTTTTCAGCGATTTATAAATTGTCAAATTACAATACTCAAGAGGATCCGATGGATTCAGTCATTCGGATATTAATGGCCAAAAAATTAAGTATTGCACACACTTGGCATATTAAAAGCGGAGTGAATGGTGCGGGGAGTAATTTAGCTAATTTAACTACTTACGGATATGCAGGTCATTTGAATGATCCAGTTACTCCGACGATTGATATTAATTTCGGAGTACCAAAGGAACTTGAATTTCCAGCAACAACTTACCCGACAAATAATCTATTCAATACCTATCATAAGCCTTATATCTTAGAGATTACGGATATGGAATCTAAATTATTGACATGCCGGGTTTATTTAACCGCAGTTGATATTTACAATTTAGATTTCAGCAAATACATTTGGATCAATGGCGTATTATTTAGGTTAAATAAAATAAGTTCATACGATCCGACATCGTACCGGACTACACAAGTTGAATTATTAAAAGTGATAAATACAGACTAATGGCCGAGGAAATAATTGGTATAAAAATTACCACAGATGCAAATAAAGCTACTGAGGATGTCAAGAAATTAGATAATGCTTTTGATGAAACGGACAAATCGGTAAAGTCATTAAGAACGCAATTAAAGGAGGCTCAGGCAGATGTTGGCTTACTTGCTGATAAGTTTGGTGCAACATCTAAAGAGGCAATTAATGCGGCCAAGCGTGCAGCGGATTTAAAAGATAGAATCGGAGATGCTAAAGCGTTAACCGATGCATTTAATCCGGATGCTAAATTCAAGGCGGTGGCTTCCTCATTGGCTGGTGTTGCTGGTGGGTTCGCCGCACTCCAGGGTGGAATGGCTTTATTTGGCAAACAAAATAAAGATGTTGAAGCTGCTTTATTAAAAGTCAATGCCGCAATGGCTTTATCTCAGGGATTGCAGTCAGTTGGTGAAAGTATAGATTCATTTAAGCAGTTGGGAGCAGTAATTAAAAGCACTACAACATTCCAGACTTTAAATAATGCAGCAACCCAAACGGCGGTAACAATTCAAAAAGCCTTCGGGATTGCAACGGTTCAAACAAGTGTAGGTTTCAATGTTTTAAAGGGTGCGATTATAGCTACTGGAATCGGTGCTTTAGTAGTTGCACTTGGGTTGGTTATTCAAAACTTTGATAAGATCAGCAAGTGGATTATGAGCAGTCCGCTGGGTGATTTAGCACGAGGCGTTGGTAATTTAGTTGAGCAGTTTACGGACTTTATTGGCGTAACAAGCGAAGCGGAAAGGAATCTGGATAAATTATCCGTTGCAAATAAACGTGCAAATGAAGACATTGAAAACAGAATCAAAGTTTTAAAAGCGCAGGGCGGATCTGAAAAAGAGATTTATGAATTAAGCAAGCAAAGAAATGAAAATGAACTTAATGATCTAAGAAATGCGAGCAAGGTAAAAGGGACATTATCGGAAGAAGAACAGAAAAAGTTTAGGGATTTAAAAGTTCAGCAATTAGTTTTAACGGCAGAATTTAACAAGAAATCTGCGGAGGAGGATAAGAAAGCAGCAGAGGAAGCAAAGAAGAAAAGGGATGAAGCGAACAAACAAGCTATTGAAGATAAAAAGAGTGCTGATAAAATGTTGCTTGATTTGCAGAATGAAAAGGCTTTGGCTGAAATCGGTTCAGAAGATGAAAAAGCAAAGAAACAAGCGGAGATTAATAATAATGCGAGGATCTCTGAAATTGATGCTTTAAAGATTGACATAAAAACTAAGAATGAATTAAAAAAAGCAAGTGAGGCAACTTACCAATTAGAAATTCAGGCTATTGATGATAAAGTAAAAGAAGATCAAGCAAAGAAAGATCAGAAATTCGAGGAGGATTTACAAGCTACTTTATCAGATGCTCGTATTGCTGCATTTAAGGAAGGCAAAGAAAAAGAGATTGCAGCCTTGGATGAAAAAATGCTTGAGGAAACTAATAAAATCCTTAACAATGCAGATTATACCGAAAAACAAAAAGGATTATTAATTGCGGCGTTAAGGAGTAAATATGGTGCAGAAGTTGCGGCGATTGATAGTAAATTTTTAAAGGAGGCTAACGATAAGGAGTTTGAAAGGTTTAAAGATATTACGAATAATGAAAACTTAACTTTTGCAGCCAGAAAAAAAGGCGTAGATGATGCTTTAGCATTAAACAGAAAATTATTTAAGGAGGGTAAAATTGATAGTATTGCATATAGCAAAACTGAAAAGGAATTAACCGATGGAAGAATTGAACTAAGTAAAAAAGAAGCTGCATCCAGAGCCGAAAATGCTGGGAAAATAAGCAGTACTTTAAAAAATGTAGCTAAAGCAGTTGGAGAGCATACAGTTGCAGGAAAAGCGGCTGCTATTGCGGCGGTTACAATAGATACGTATATGTCAGCGACTGCGGCGTTCAAATCTTTGGCTGGTATACCGATAGTCGGCCCGGTACTTGGAGGTATTGCGGCGGCGGCGGCAGTTGTTGCTGGATTAAAAAATGTTAAATCTATTTTGGCGGTAAAAACTCCTGCCATACCTGCCGGATCATCTGAGCCGGGATTCATTGATATACCTTCTCCTGCTGGTGGTGGTGTTGGTTCGATGGGTTCTATCCCTACGATTGACCAAATGGATACTCCAGATTTAGGCGGCGGAGGAGGAGGTGGTGTTGATCGTGCATCAGGGGATACGATAGTCAGGGCGTATGTTGTTGAAACAGATATTAGCAATAGTCAGAGCAGGATGCAGGAGATTGAAAACCGAGCAAGATTTGATTAAATGATAAACTTTTAAATAAAAGCTATTTATAAACATGAATACTGAAATCCCTATTTATATGCTTGACATTACGGATAGCATTGAAGATGATTCACAAGTCGATTTTATCGCATTGGTAGATCGCCCGGCAATACAAAGGAATTGGAATGCATTTAACAAAACACAAAAATTTGAAGTCACTAATGAAGACCGCCGCATTATTTCTGGGGCTATTATGTTGGCTGATACGCCTATTTTTAGATCTGATAATACTTATGGTGATTATTACGTGGCTTTTAGTGCGAACACTATTATCAAGATTGTGCAGAAATTTTTCAAAAAAGGATTCCAAAGCAATGTGAATTTAATGCACAATTCTAATCAGCAATTTGAGGGCGTTACTTTATTTGAAAGTTTTATATCAGATTCTTCCAGAGGTATTATGCCGATGAAAGGTTTTGAAGATGCGCCAGAGGGGAGTTGGTTCGGTTCGATGATTGTAGAAAATGACGAGGCATGGGCAAAAGTAAAAAGCGGAGAGATAATGGGATTCAGCGTTGAGGGATTATTCAGTTATAAACCAAAGGAGGTAAATCAAGCCGCATCATTAATGGATGCAATCAAGAAAATATTATCAGAAGTTAAGTGATAAAGAATCAATTTTTAACTATATAAATAAAAAGTATGAACGCACAAGAAGCAATTTTAAAAATAAAGGCGTTGTTTGATGACAACATTTTGCCAGTTGAAGCAGAAGTTGATCCAGTTGAAGAAACAAAGGTTGAAATGGCTGAATATTCTTTGATGGACGGCACTAAAGTAGAGATTTCAGCTTTAGAAATTGGCGGATTGGTTACGCTTGAAGGTAACCCTGCACCAGTTGGAGATCATGAGTTAATGGATGGAACGGAAATAACTTTGGATGAAAATGGTATGATTACCGCAATCGAAACTAAAGTTGTTGAGGCAAGTCCAGAGGTTGATGTTGAAGCTGGTTACGATAAAAAGAAGGTTGAGGAAATGGCTGAGGCATTTGAATCAAAAATTGCTGAATTGATTGAGGCTAATAATGCAAAGATCGCTGAACTTGAAAACAAGGTGAAGCAGGGATTTCAACAAGTAGCTGATTTGATTGAATCAATTTCAAAAACTCCGACAGAGGATCCAATCAAGAAGCCGAATAGCTTTACTGAATTTGTAAAAACAAACAGTATAAAAGAGGACAGAATTAATAAGTACAGAAACGCAATTTTAAACAAATAAAAATAAAAAACGATGGCATTTGACGTATCAGCTTTAGCAGCATACACAGAACAGAACGAAGCCTTATTGGTAACGGATTCAGTTTTAGGCGCAAAAACTGCCGCTTTAATTAAGAGCGCAGGAAACGTAATGATTGGCGTGAAAAGCGCGGAAACAATCAATATAATGGACACAGACGCAATATTCCAAGCTGGTGGTAGCTGCGGATTTACTGCTTCTGGTTCAACAACTTTCACTCAGAGAACTGTTACAGTTGGTAAGATAAAAGTAAATGAGGCACTTTGTCCAAAAGACTTAGAATCTAAATACTTGCAGAAGGCATTGCCTACTGGTTCAATGTATGATTCTATTCCATTTGAGCAAGAATTTGCCGATAAGAAGGCAAAGACAATCGCTGCTCAGTTGGAAACTGCATTATGGCAGGGAGATACTGATTCAGTTAACGTAAACCTTAACAAGTTTGATGGGTTAGTTAAGTTGATCGGTGCAGCAACTGGACCAGTAGCTGCAAACTCTGCAACTTTTATAGCAACCGCGCCTGTTAGTGCT